TATGATCATACCGAAGAGAAACGTCAAGGATACTACACAAAGAATGGAAGACTAGTAGTAGGACACTATTGTAAATGACTTACATGGCACGTCTTGCACGCATGATAGCTAAAGTAAAAAAGGAAACTAAATGGCGAGATATATTTAAGATTGTTAAAGAAGCACAACGCAGACTAAGGAGATAAAGAAATGAAAAAGTTTAGAGTAACAATTAAAACATCACAAGAATGGGATAAAGTTATTAAAGCTAAAGATGAGGATGATGTTAGAGATGTAGCTGATTTTGATTTTGATAACACTCACTATAAAAATTATGATGGTAGTTGGAAAAATACTTTAATAACAGATGAAGAATATAATATAAGTAGTGTGGAGGAGATAAAGAAATGACAAACCTAATAGATAACATACTGGCTTGGATTGAAAGAACATCAAGCAAGATACACAACTGGGCATGGGATAAGCGATGGAAGTCTCGTGATCCTAACGAGTGGATAAAAGGACATAAGAAATGGAAGGAGAAACATTGACTTTTATAAAGAAGTGTGGTATAGGAATATCTTGTGACAAAATATGAAATTAGATTATACGGACATGGTGGGTGGGGTAAATGTGAAGTGTCCTTCGATCAAGAACCAACAGTAAAAATGGTTCAAGATAAGGTAGCCTTCTGTCTTAAGGAAGGGTCATTACGATTACATAAAGAAAGATTTTATTCTAACAAAAAAGGCACACCACCATTTAGATTTACAACTACTTATGAACAAATAGAAACAAAAACATGAACTACTCTCAGCAATTGGCTGTTGTTGAGGGACTTTTTATTCCACCCGAAACAGAGATGCGGATGGATTGCCCTTTCTGCCACAACAGAAATACCCTCATTATAAATACAACTAACAATGCATTAAGCTGGTATTGTTTTCATGCTTCATGCAGTGCTAAAGGAAACAAACGAAAAGAAAAAGATATGCAGTACGTGGCTAGGACATTCAAACAAACACAGGATACTACAGTTAAACACTTTACTGTACCCGATAGTTTTAAATCCGTTTACTCTAGTGAAAAAGCAAAGCAGTATTTACATAAGAATAATTGTTGGGAAGCTGTGGCTTGGGGTCGTGCTGATATTAAGTATGATGTTAAACAGGATCGAGTTGTCTTTATGATTAAAGATCCTAAAGATAATAAATATGTGGGAGCAATAGGTCGTGGACTAAATGCTCAAGTCTACCCTAAGTGGTATATGTATACTGATAAAAGTATTCCTTTTAAATGTGGTGAGTGTAAGGATGCCGTCATTGTGGAGGATTGTGCGTCAGCTTGTGCAGTATCCAATGTTCTTACTGGCATTGCTATTCTTGGAACATCTCTAGTTGAAAGCCATAAGAAATATATTAAACCTTACAGAAAATTATATGTTGCTCTTGATCCTGATGCTACTGTAAGTTCCTTTAAAATTACAAATGAATTAAGGTTTCATGGTTTTATAAATGTTCATGTCAAACAAATTAAAGATGACTTGAAGTACTTCAGCACCAAGCAGATTGAAAAGATATTTTATGGTTAAGAAAACAATGTATGAATTAGCGAAAGAATTTCCTGAGAAAACTTACAAGGAATTAGAGAAGTATAGGGATGCCGATCGACAACAGGAAGCCCAACGAATTATTATTCAACAAGAGAACGAAGAGTTAAAGGAAGATCAACAGAACAAGATGGACTCTGATTATCTTAAGCTATTGAAGGATGCAGCTAAGGCTAGTAGACTAGCAGTACTATACGAAAAGGAACATAAGCTTCGTCAAGAAGCTGAAGGTGAGACCTCGATTATCAAAGGCATCGGTACAAATAGTCCAGAAGTTATTAAATTAAAAAAAGAAATTTGTGAGTTGAGACAGGACAATAGAAAATTATCTAAACAAGTTGAGGATGGTGTTGATAGAATGCGAAAGGCTGGAATTATATGATAGAAAAACAAATGATTAAACTTCTGTTGCGTAAGAAATTCTATACCCAATACAAGGGACAAATATCTAAGTCTGTATTTGAAGGAAACTTTGGGTCTTTATATGAAACTATACAGAAAGCCCATGATACATATAATAAAGATATCACTATCAGTGAACTCTATGCCCTCCATACTTCCGTATATAATCCTTCACTTACCCGTGCATCTAAGGAACAGTTTACAAAATTACTGGAAGATATAAAAGAAACAGACGAGCCAAGTGAAGTGATTGCTAAGGATATTGTTAGGATCATGGCAGATCGTGAGGTTGCCCAACGGATAGCGATTGAAGCAACAGAAATATTTAATGGTAAGGATGCAAACTTTAATATCATTTTAGATATTATTGACAAACATAAGGCTGGACTACCTGAAAATAAAATTGATTCTGTCACATCCAATATCGGTGAACTATTAAATGAATTAAATAAAACAACCAAATGGAAATTTAATATCCCTATACTTCAGGAGAATGTTTCGGGACTGGGATCAGGTAATCTAGCAATTATTTTTGCACGACCTGAGGCAGGTAAGACAGCCTTTTGGGTAAGCCTTGTTGGTGGTAAAGGGGGGTTCGCTGAACAGGGTGCTATAGTTCATGCCTTTATTAATGAAGAACCTGCAGTAAGAACTCAAATGAGAATTATAAATTGTTGTACTGGTTTAACTAATGCACAGATCGCAGAGAATTTAGAGGAAGCACACAGTGAGTGGAAGAAAATAAAAAATAATATTACACTTATTGATACAATTGATTGGACGTTAGATGATATTGATTCTCACTGTGAAAAATATAAACCTGATATTATTGTTATTGATCAGCTTGATAAGATAGGTATAAAGGGAACCTTTGCTAGAGGGGATGAGAAACTTAGGGCAATCTATTCAGGGGCAAGGGAAATATCTAAGCGAAGACAGAACTGTGTCATTGCTATATCCCAAGCATCAGCCGATGCCCATAATAGATCATCAATATCTTTTGATATGATGGAGAATTCAAAGACAGGTAAGGCTTCTGAAGCGGATTTGATTATTGGAATTGGTAGGAATATAAACATTGATCCAACTGATAGAACGAGGCATCTCTGTATTAGTAAAAATAAAATAACAGGGTATCATGGTGAGCCTGATTGTGTCTTTGATAAGCATATCAGTAGGTACAGGGCATGAGTAGTTTAATTGAAAGTTTTATTGATGTAGGCTCAGGGTTTATCCTCGCTATTCTTATTCAGTTATATATATTTCCGTTCTTTGGTTTATATCCCAGTGTTTGGGATAGCATTGGCATAGCCTTAATATTTACAGGAGTATCTATTACCCGTTCATGGGGATGGAGAGTACTCTTTAAAAGGTATAGATGATAACAGTAGTAGATGTAGAAACTTCTTTTCAAGCAACTAAGCATGGGGGTACCGATCCTCTTCCGTTTAACCCAAAGAATATATTGGTCAGTATAGGAATTAATGATGAATATTATTTTACTAACCATAGCGAAAGGGTAGATGAAGGATGCTATTATAAAATACAGGCTATCCTAGATAAAACAACTTTACTTATAGGACATAACATTAAGTTTGATTTATTGTGGTTATTGGAAGCTGGGTTTAAGTATAGTGGAAACGTCTATGATACTATGTTGTGTGATTATGTTTTAAGTAGAGGTCTTCGTAGAAGTTTAACATTGGATATGTGTTGCCGAAGAAGAAACGTTGGGGAAAAAGCGAAGGAAGAAATTAATGAACTTCTAGACAGGGGAGTTTCTTTTGAAAATATTAATGCCGATGTTGTAGAAAGATATGGAAGAGTTGATGTTGAAATAACAAGAAGATTATTTGATTCCCAAATGGAAGACCTAAGAGATGATAAGAACAAGGGACTTCTAAGAACCATAAAGATGATGAATGAATTCCTGTTAGTTCTTACCGACATGGAACGGAATGGAATTAATATTGATAGAACAACCTTAGCTGACGTTGAGAAACAGTATCGGGCTGAGTTTGAACATTTAAGACAAACAATTGAGAAAACTATTTATGATAAGATGGGGGATACTAAGATAAATCCAGCAAGTCCTGAACAACTTTCTTGGATGATCTATTCTAAGAAACCTAAAGATAAAAATGAGTGGGCTAAAATATTTAATATTGGTATTAATAAGGAAACAGGTAAGAATAAACGAAGACCTAGATATTCCCGAACAAGATTTAGAGAATTAATAAGACGGCATACAGATCTAATATACAAGACAACGGCTAACCAATGTGAATCATGTAAAGGTAAAGGAGTTATTAGAAAAATTAAAGTTGATGGTACACCTTTTAAAAAGTATAGTAAGTGTTCCCAATGTGATGGGGATGGTTATATCTATAGTCGACTAGCTAAAGTTGCAGGGTTTAATCAAAGACCTCGCAGTGTCTATGATGTAGCCGATGCTGGATTTAGAACTGATCGTCTTACATTAAATAAAATTGTAGGAGAAGCCGAAGGTGAATTAAAAGAATTCGTTGATGCTATCATTCGTTATGGTGCTGTGGATACCTACTTAAATACATTTGTTGCGGGAATTAAAACATTCACTAATGAAAATAATTTATTACATTCTAAGTTTATGCAGGCTATTACAGCAACAGGTAGGTTATCAAGTCGTGATCCTAATTTTCAGAACCAACCACGGGGAAAGACTTTTCCTATTCGTAAAGTTGTAACATCCCGATTTGAACATGGACATATTCTTGAAATAGATTTTGCTCAGTTGGAATTTAGAACAGCAGTTTACTTGGCACAGGATAAACAGGGCATGGAAGA